CTCTTCTTTCATAGAAGAGAATTCTTTAACGTCTTCTTCTAAATTTTTGATTTCAGATAAAAGTCTATCTATTTCTTTTTCTACTTTTTCTATTTTCTTTGCGTTGTTTGATATATTTTCTTCTTGTTTATTTTTTAAAGTAACAATATTATCCTCTTGAATACTTTTCTTTTCTTTTAGTATTTCCATACTAGCATTTGTTTCTAGTGTTCTTTCCTTTAGAATGGATAATTTACTTTTAATAACAACATTCATTGTACTAAAAATATTAATATTCAAAATGTCTTCTATAACTTCCCTTCTATCTGCAGCGGTCAACTGCATGAAAGGAACAAAGGAAGAACTACCCAAAGTAACAATTTGGGTAAAGGACTTATAGTTCATTTTTAGAATCTGTTCTTCTAAAAATCGCTGATAATCCTTTGATTTTGCGTTTTGTTTTATCAGTTCTCCATTTTTATAAATCTCAAATTTTTTTGGTTTCAATCCTCTGATAACTTCATATGAATTACTGCCAATATCAAACGTAAGATGAACTACACAATTTTTATTGTTTATACTATTCACTAGTTGAGGAATATTAATTTTTCTAAACGGCTTTCCAAATAAAGCAAAAGTAATAGAATCCAATAGGGCATACGATTTACCATGCCCATTGGATCCAGTTACAAGAGTCATCTGATTATTTTCAAAACTTACAGTAGTAAAATAATTACCAAAAGAACCAAAGTTCTTAAACTTCACATTTTTGAATTGAATCATCTATATCAATCAACCTTTATGCTAGTTAGATCTTTGCCGTCTACCATTGATTTAAATTTTGAAGATTTAACTTCATCTGTTTTCACTGGTTCTTCTTGCTTTGGTTCTTCTTGCTTTGGTTGTTGTGCCTTTTTCTTTCCGCAGCCACATCCCATTTTTTTATCCTTTTTGTTATTATCCCCACTACTATCTATACTTTGAGAATCTTTTGATTCATTATTTGATTCATTACTAGAAGTGGTAGCAAGTATTACAGGCGAATCTTTTTCTATATGAGTATGTGCTCTAATAATAAAAACATTAAAATTTGGATCATGCATATATACTGCATTTCCAATACTGTCATTTGAATATAAACAAAAATTACCTAGACCAATGATAATAGGATGCCCTTCCTTTTCGAATTCATCAATATTTCTGTTATCTATTACCCCATAATTAAATAAAACATCATCCATTGAATTAGGTGTTTTGGTTAAATCTTCGTATGAGGTATGAAGACTTAATGATGGGCATATCTCTATAATATCGCCCCTATTAATATCTTCCTTTGCAAGTAAAACATATCCATTTTTAGTTGATTTAATCTTTACTTTTGGCTCTGGGATATCCATAAAGGAAAGTTTATGTTCTGTATTTTTATTAAATCCTATTGATTTAAGTATCCACTCTATACTCTTCTTTTTCATTGGTCTAAAGCCTCCAAATATATTTCATTTGATATTTTTTTTAAAAAGTTTTTATCTATCTCAATCTCTAAACTATCTATCTCTTCGCTAATGATTGTTATCGTATCTTTTGATAAATCAACTGCTTTTCTTTCTAAATCCTCAATAGAAAAATCTTCTATTACACTCATTTCATATGGATTATTTAGTTCTATCTGATTGATTATCAAATCTACTTTTTTCCTATCTGTGTTTTTTGAAACCAAAATTTTTACAAACTTGTCTCTCAAAAAACTATAATCATCTATTATATCATCAGTTGATATATTGTAAAACATTTTTTCTTTATTTTCTATAAAAATAATAGAATCATCTTCGGTATCAAAGATGTGAAATCCTTTTATGTCATCTAAATCAGAATAAGTTATTTGGTATTGTGTTCCCAAATATTTAATGTTTCCCTTTGATGATTTGTTATGAAAGTGACCAGACAAAACCATTTTAAACCTCTTAAACACATCATCATCCATACCACCCATGTGTTTAATCCCTCTCATAACTTCATATCCATTCAATTCTAAATGACCACATAAAATATCAGCAGATGTATTTTGTATAAATTGCAATACCTTTTCTTTGTTTTCTTCACATATCCATGGAATAAAACAAAAAATAGTAGATTCAAATGTCTTAACAACGGGATCCAATGAATATAGAATATTCCTGGAATATTCTGATAGAATCTGATCTATTGAATTTAGTGAATTGGTATTTTTATAATAGGTATCATGATTACCTATTAGCATATGCATTTTTATGTTATCACAAACCAGCACATCTAAGAATCTTTTCCTTACTTCATTTAATGTGTGGAAATTGATGTACTTTCTTCTATCAAAGAAATCACCAAGATGGAAAATATGTTTTATGTTATTTTCTTTGAGATATGGAAAAAACTGATTCTCAAAGAAACGAAGAAAATAATCTAAAAATAACTGATGGTCATTTCGAGCACCGAAATGTGTATCATTTATCATCGCTATTTTCATTGTTTTTACCTTTTTTATTTTTTCCAAATTTATCTAAATCATTTTTGGACAGAGAAAAATAATCTGCCATTTGATCTTCTATATTTTTGTCGGAATCAAAAAAATTATCACTAAACCACCTTCTAACAGAACCATCTTCATCTAACTTTTGAAGCATTTTGTATTTTACAAAGTTTTGTTTTTTTTCTTTTTCTATCCTACGAATAAATGCGTAATAGGTTATTTGAGTAAAGTAAGAAAATGGATTATTTGATTTATCTGGATCAAAGTTATGAGCATACATGAGGCAGTTCTCAACAGCATCTCCAATCATATCTTCTCGAAATGGATAGTTTGCAAAGTTGGATTTAAAAGATAGGTGCTCTGCTATCTTCCAAAAGCATTCACCTATGTAATCACTGACAGGTGGTTTTTCATCCCCCTGTAGAATTGCTTCCAAAACCTTTTTCTTCCACTGTTTTATTTCATCAAAGAATCGTTCATTATCAATGTAGTTATTCGCCATATTTTTCCCTTGACATTTTAAAAAACCGTAGTATAATTCGAGTGTTAACGAGAGAGAAGGGTAATTAGTATTCTCTAGGATCAGAACTCCAATCAGTCCAACGATTACCATAATCTGGATGATTGGTTTGTTCCTCCGTAGTTTCATCGCTAATTTCTTCTGGGGGAAATTGAAATTCAAACTCCCATTCAACTTCTTCACCATTCATTCCCATACCTAAAATCTCAGCCAAAGATCTACCATCGCCATCTTCATCAGACATTTTCTTTGCCTGATCAATCATAGAATCGAGATATTTCTGAAACTCATTTTCCATATCTTTTTTTACCGAATCCAAATTCTTTATTGATTTTGGTTTGGTATCACTTTGTTTTTTTTCTTTTTCTTTCTCATACAAAGAGATAGCCTCCTTGAGTGGAGTGCTATAACTAATCACTAAATCTCTTGGTATTTTAATAAATTTATCAGCACTGTAAGATACCCAGTCTCTCAGAATTGTAACTTCCCTCTGAGATCCTGTGTATGGATCAGTCATGAGCATAGTTCGGAATGCCATTGGAAATTCCATTGACAGTTTACCCTTTTCTGACTCTACTAATTTAGTAATGATTTCCTCACCTGACTTTAATTTAAGAATTCTGTATGCTGGATCCATGCTGTTCTCCTCATAGTTTGATTCTTGTCAGATCATATGGAAACTTCTCATTATTATATATCTTTAATCGTTCATCTAGGTGTTTCATGGTATGATTCTTATAGCTCTTGTATGAAAAATCGTCTGATATATCGTAAACAAAGGTTTTATCTTTTCCCTGTGCCTTTCTCAATCCTCTTCCAATCGACTGGAGAACCCGTACAACAGATTTAGATGGCGAAGCAAATACAACATTGTTTATTCTTGGAATATTAATTCCAGTTGAACATGTTCCATATGAAGCAATCAGAATGGCATTCTCCTCTTGGTTGAGAATATGTCGTATCTTTTCTCTTTGATCTGCATCAGTACCTCCGTGGATAAAGAATATCTTTTTATCCTCTGATTCTTGTTGTATTATATCATATAAAACCTTACCGTGCAACTCAACATAGTTGAACAGTACAAGGCTATTTCCCTTGAGGTTAAGGGAAAGTTTCTTTATAAACTCATTTCGTTTTGTGTTAGATATTATATAACTGATTTCTTCCTGATAAGTTTTCCGTTTCATTTCTTGGACGGCTTCATCGTCGTATCCAAGAATCAAACACTTTATTTCTATGTCAGATAATAGGTTCTTGTCAATAAGTTTCTTAGTCGAAGTGACGTTATACAGTTTACCAAATAATCCCTCAATGACAAGTTTATGTGTTTGTGTTCCATCTAGTGTACCTGTTGTTCCGATTCTGAAGTGAGCATTCGTCATCTTGGTCATAAGACCAGCAAGAGACTTCGCCTTGAATAAGTGACATTCGTCCCCAAAAACACAATCAAACTCGTCAAAGAACTCCTTTGGCATCTTATAAAGGCTTTGCCAAGTTGAAATTACAATTGGTTTGTTGCTAGCCTTTTCTTCACCTGAAAAAATACGATGCGTATTTCCCTCTACATTCCAAGTCTTATTTGCATAATCCTTGAAGTCATTGTATAATTGATTCACCAAGCCAACTGTAGGAACTACGATAAGTATCTTTTTATTTGTTGGTTGATTCAGACAATACCGAACCAACATGTAAATAATCAAAGATTTACCACTACCAGTCGGAGATAAAAGTAGTGCTCGTTTTTTTCTGATGGCATGATAAACTGCTTTTAACTGATGTACATGGGGAGTTATTTTTAACTTTAAAGACTTAACAAAATCCATGAACTGTTCTTTAGTTTCAGTTCCTGTTTCTAATAACTTTTCACTGTCTATCTCGTATTTGTACTTACGGTCTTCTGCAAAACGAATGATATAATCCAACAACCCAGCATATATTGTTCTTCCGTATAGATTGAATAGCCTTATCTGACCATCCCATATTTTCTTTTTATATGCTGGTGTGTATTGATAATTTGGAACGTAGAATGTAAAATAGCCGTTTAATTCTTTTGCTATATCTTTCTCTGATTCTACGATTAAATTAACTGCATCTTTTTGCCGAATGATTATATCCATCAAATTCCTTGTGTAAATTTAATCCACTCAATTGCAGATTTTATATTCCATTGTCTTCCGGTAATAATTTTAATTACCTCTTCCAGATAAGAACAAGTTGACTTCTGCAGTGATATTTTTGCTCGTATTTTTTGCAAATCACGATCAGAGTCTAAAAACATTGGTATATCTGTTTTTAATATGTTGTGCTCAAATGGTTCCCAATCATTTCTCCGTAAATCATCATCACCCATCTTTCCTGTGTAATAAAGCCATTTATCACGTTTCATTGTCTTTTCTTCAAACTCTAACTTTTCAAGTTGAAGTTTAGCGTTTTCATATAAAACAAGATATTTATTATGTAATTGTGGAGTTCTTAGTGATTCTGAATTTAGATCGGTTTCATTAATTTTAATATCATCTTCTACCATTCGACGAAGAGATTCAATGTTCATTTTTACCTCACAGTTTTATTAAATCATAATAAAGAAATCTAAATGTAGCGGCAGATGATATCTGAAGTGAATCTGCTGCTGTTGTTGTAAAGGAAAATCCAGTTAATGCAATAGGAAAGAAATTATAAAAAACAAATTTAAAATTTGGCTGATATGTTTTTGTTAATACAGTTAATTCTGCAGTTGTAGTAGATTCGTAGCAGTTTTTATACATTATTTCTTCTGAGTTGTCATTCAATGGACCAAGACGCCTCATCCATTCATATATTTCTCTCCAGGACTCCAATTCCTCATCTACAAGAAAACTTATAGTTAGATCAGAAAAAATATACTTACCTGTTCCAATTGGCTGATTTACTCCATATGCAGTTTTCAAATCAGTACTTATGAATTCAATTGATGGGATATTTACACCAGTGATAAACTGACTCAGAATTGGTATTCTGGAAGTAGTAAACTTAAACTGGTTTGCAGTTAAAAGATTGTATGTTGTTGGTGTGTTACCAAGTCCGTTATTATCTGCCATAATACTATTTATATAAAAAAAGAGCACTCCGAAGAGTGCTCCTTTATTTTTCTGATATTTAATTATCAGGAGGTTACGCCACCAAGACCGTGAAGGTTTTGGATACCGAAGATGCGGTAGTATTGGTTTCCAGCACTAGCAAGATCTTTCTGTGCTGAGAATGGGTTTGCAACCATTCCGTAACGAGTCTTGAATCCAATCTTTGGCTGGAAGGTGTTTGGATCAACTGCTCTGACCATCTGTAATGGAACATATGGGCAGTAGAAGAATCCGGCATCATATGGACTAGCACCCCTATATCCGACTACTGCATAGTCAGGAGTGATATTTCCACCTGCATTACCAGTTGCATATGGATCAATATAGACCTTGAACTTACCGTTAAGAGTACCAACAAAGGTGTTGCCAGTGTCATCTGAATCAAGAGCAACATTGAGTGCTGGTGAGATGTTGAGGAATCCACCCATTGCGAGGGCAGAAGCAACGTCTGATGTGCAGACAACAAAGTTGCCCTTACCACGACGAGTTTCCTTGGCAATTATATTAGCTTCGCGCTCAATTTGGAACATTAGACCACGGAAGCGTTCTGCACTCCAACGACCATCTGAATCAGCATAAAGATCATAGATACCATTTGCTCTTTGGGCTATGTCTGATTGCTGACAGCCAAGTTTAGCGGTTGCATATAGAGTACGAATAACTTCACGGTTGAGTTCACTAAGAATCTCAGTTGAGAGAATGTTAGAAAGCTCTGTTTCAGCATCAAGACCGTGAACTGCCTTGAGGTCTTGGGCAAGTTCTGTGGTGTATTCAGCCTTGAGTGCCTTGGTCTTTGCTTCGACTGCAATCCTGTCGATATCAAATGCCATTTGTTGGAACTGTAAATCTCCATTTTGTCCTCTGCCAAGGGTTTCAGCCTTTGCTGTGCTCATACCACGGAAGTCACCATTAGTAATTGTAAGAGCAGTATTACGAGATGTTCCGCTGAATGCAGAGAATGAAAGACCAGTTCCTGCATCATCATTAGTCACACCAGAAATTTGGGTTGGTCCACCACCAGCAGAAGCACCTGCGTATGGAAGAGCTTCTTGGAATCCAGCTTCGAACCCATCTTGGGTGCCGTACTTAGCACGAATTGCAAAGATAAGACCAGTTGGTGCAGTCATTGGCTGAACGCCGCAAAGATCATATGCCATAAGGTTTGGCATTGAGCGGCGAACGAGGCTGATGAGAACTGGGTCATAACCAGCAATTGCTCCAGGTGTACCAACTTGTGGGTTATCAAAATTACCACCCATAAAGTTAGCTTGTTCGTGGATTGCTTGCTCACGAAGAGCGGTTTGTTGGTTCTCAAGAAGAACAGCAGTTACCTTCTTCTTGTAGTAGTCGCCGATTGGCTCAAGTGAGTCATGCTCTAGAAGTGGGTTCCACTTCTCGACGAGTTGGTCGTATGGGGTTGTGTCGTCTCTGTGTGAAAACATTTATTTACTCCTTTTGGAAATTATACGTTTTTGTTTCTGTTCTGAAAAGCGAATGATCTACTGTAGGCTTCCATTAATGGATCTAGCCCACCATTGTGTGAAACTTCTGTAACATCTTCTGACAAAACTTGTGGAGCTAGATTACTAACTTCATTTTGCTTTGCGTAGGTTCTGTTGATGAATGATTCTTTAATTATTGAAAGCTTGTTCGAGAACTGTTCTTCAGTTTCGAATTCAACATTTTCAACTAATGAGTAGAATCTTTCAATTTCTGTATCAGTCATACCTTGGCAGCTTTCAATAAAAATTGATCTTGCCTTGGTTGCGTCTCTCTCTTGTCTGAGACGAATGTTGGTTTCGATTTCAGTGTTGAGTTGTTCTTCGAGTTCTTTCTTGGCATCAAGAAGTTCATCAACAACTGAAATCTTCTCTTCTGGCATTTCGATGTAATGTGTTTCGAAGAGTGATTTAAGACCTTCGATAAAGGATTCAGCAATATCAGCTTTTATTCCTCTTTCGATTGCAAGCTTGTTTTCTTCGGTCCATTCGTTTACAACATAAGAGAGGAATTCATCAAGCTTCTCGGAAAGTTCTTCTGAGATTGTTTCAACTTGCTCGTTGAGTGCTTGGTTAAATGACTCTTGCATTGAAGCTTCGACAAAAGAAATTCTGTCTTCTAAGGCGGCTTCAAAAACTGTTGTTAACTTATCCATAAAGGTTTCAGAAAGTTCTCCTTCATCAAAAAGATCTGCAAGATAATCTTCGGTACTACGAATAGTTTCTTGCATTTCTTCTTCTGAACCTTCTTCTTCTTCCATTGCGCCCTTCTTTTTCTTAGCAGGGGCAACACCACCACCCATAGCGTTGGATGGTTTAGCGGCAATTGTGCTCATGTTAAGAGCAGCATTGTCTTGTGTAGCTAGAGTACCCAACATGGCACCCCTTCCTTGAGTATCGGAATATAATGCGGGATCTTCATAACCCATTGGGTTAACTGTTGGGGAAGCATCTGCTGCTTCTCTGAAATTTTGAAGTCCTTTGTCTATGGCTTCATTAATTTCTTTAGAGTTTAAATTCTTTTTGCTGCTCATTCATAAGCTCCTTGATGCCAGTCTTGAATATTTATAAAATTCCTTACTTTGACTATGTATACGGATTAAATTTTCCTTAGAAAATCTTCAAATAAGTGTATAAATGTTTCTTTCATCTTTCTTTGCGGAGTATTTTTAATTTGGTTGTGGTAGTCAGAAATATTCTGTTCTTTCAAAATACCGTTTTCCCAAATCCATTCTTTACCTTCCATGATGCCGTCTACAAATGCATCTGGAGCTGATGGGTCAGCAACAATATCAATCGCTGATAACATAAAATCTGGTTGAACTAGATTCACTCCATTTACCTGACGAAGAGAACCCATTCCTCTTGTGGATACACCTAAACGAGCACCTTCATCCATTAAGTTCTGGACGATTTTGCCCATTGGTGTTTCCATGATTTTGGCTTTGCCTTTGAAGTTATTACCCTCACAACGAAGATCCTTTACTATATGAGACACACGATCAAGATTTACAGTAGGACCCTTTGGATGGTTTAATTCACCAAAAGCACGATTTTCTTTAATAAACTTTGTTGTGTAATCAGTGACTTTTGGTTCTAGAACATTCATAGGATAAATTCTGCCGTTTCTATTCTTAGTCTCGGCTTGCATGAATACACCTTCGATGAAGTATTGCTTTCTGCCTTCGTTGGACTCAATGATGAGTTCAACCTCTTCATTCATTTCGGTGATTAGCTTCATTTATCGTCATCCTCTTTTGCTTCTTCTGCAGCTTTTTTCATTGGCTCTTTTTTGTTACCATCTTTGTCAAGATCTAAAAAGTCTGGTTTATGACCTTTTTTATGCTTCTTCTTCTTTGCTTCTGTGATTAAATCTGGTGCAATATCCTTATACATCTCGTTGAGATGAACCCCTAATTTCTCATAAAGGGTTTCATGGATTTCTTTCTTTGCTCCAATTAAGTTTTCATCTAGAAGCTCTTTTATAATTTTTTGTGTGCTCATAGTGTCCCTCATTTTGGTAATAAAACTATTTTTATTTATACTTTTCTTAATCTAAGATTATTGCTGCATTTGTGCCTGCTGCTGCATTTGCATCTGCATTTGCATCATCTGCATTTGTTCTTGTTCTGATTCTATTTGAGAGTTAATCTTTTCCATCTCTTCTTCAGTTTGTTTCAAGATATGTTTTCTGATGTATTCAGTTGAGAAATACCGACCAACATATGGCTCGACTGCAGCAAGAACCTGGAGTCTTTCCTTTAATATTTCGGTTTCTCTTAACTCTGCAAAATATGAATCTTCATTGAATACAAAGTTAATGTTATCATTTATGTCTTGCCAATCTTCTTCGTTTATGATTCCCTTAAGAATTAACTGCTTACGAAGAACGTCTGTAAATAGGTTACAGAACTTGAATCTAAGTCTTTGAATAAACTTATAGAATTTAACTTCATCACGGGTAATTTCGGCAGATCTACCCATATTAAACCCATTTTGTGTTTCCAATCTAGACATTGGAACATTAAGTGCTCTATAGAGTTTTCTCTGTAGATAATCAACATCATCCATTTGACCTAGATTCTGACCACCTGCAAGAGTACTAATTTCAGTTCCACGACCACCTTCTCTACGAGGAAGCCAGTAGTCTTCCAACATGTGGAGATGGTTCCTATCGTCTCTAACTTCACCAGTTGCCTGGTTATAAACCAACTTATTTCTATATCGGTTCATTAGTTCACGGAGATACTGTTCCGCTTTTTGCTTCGGAAGATTACCAACGTCGATATAGAAAATACGTCTTTCTGGTGCGCGAGATATTCTATAAATGACAACCGCATCTTCGATTTGGCGAAGCATGTTTACTGGGCGAATTGCTTTCTGTAGATACCCTACGACCTTTTTTGTTGTAGTATCAACAATTCCGCTGTGAACATATGCAATTGAATCTGGGGCAATTTTAATTCCTGTCGATCCGGTGTAATTATTGCTGTTTTTATCGTTATCTGTATATAAGAAGAATTCTTCTATATCAGTTACGATTGGAACTGCCATGCCCTTTTGATTGAAAGCTTTTTTATTTACTTTTCTAACTTTCTTAATCTTGATCGGATCTATTGCCCTGACTTCTTTTATGCCAGCTCTTGGGTTTTCTTTGTCTATAATTAGATGATAGTAAAGTCTTCCGTCTATGTACCATCTACGGAATATCTCATATGCTTTGTCAGAAAAATCAAACATTTTCATTACAGAATCATATTCTCTGTAAATTTTTGTTTTAATGTTCTCTGATAAATGTGTTTTCGTAAGATCTAACTTTATTGGTTTTCTATCTGTACCCATTATGATTGAGTCATTTACAATATCTTCTATTGCCATATCAACTTCTGGGTAGAGAGACAAACTTCTATAAGTTTGAATAAACTGATTTTCATCTTGAATACCGCCACTAAAATCAACATAGGTGCCCAAAAACCCCCCAGTTTGAAGAGTTTGAGCACCATCATATTCATCTGGTGATACAAAAGATTCCTCTTTTATATTTTTTTCTAATTGTTCTTCTTTATCTTTTCTTCCAATAGAAAAGCCGAATAAATCAATAGCCATATTTCACTCCAATTAAGATCCATTTTCTAGATTAAAATATTCATATTCAACTGTACAACTAAACTGAGACATTTGATCCATTGATCCATACGCTAATTCGAATGGACCTACAGAAGAAAGCCAGCAGTTATATAGTGTGACTTTCTTTAATAACTTTTCTCCATTTAAACTATAATGGCGTATGGTCCAGTTTTTATTATATGTTCCATCATCTGAAGTATATCTTGTTTCATTGTTCACATAATTATTTAAATTATTGCTCCAAGAATGTAATTTATTCCAAATTTTATCTTCAGTATCATATACTGTAAATGACCAAGGAGAAAATCTTCTATCCCCTGGAAGTTTTAGAGTTCTTCCACGAAAAGGGACATAAATAGTTCCGACTGCACCTGCAGGTAAACTTAAAGCAGAAACTTCTACTGTCAGTTGATGATTTTCTCCTGGGATTACCATATCAACCAAATACCGATTTGGTCGAGTACCCATACCGACAACAGATTTGAAATCAGATAAATTTAAATCGTTTTTTAGAGTCATTTATTTCTCCTAAACTATTTAGTTGATTTCTGTATCGGATTCTTTATTCGTAAATGTTAATTGTAAATATTCAATAGATTTTATTGGTTTAATAAACACATCTGCTTTAAAATAACCCTGGTTTATTAATTCAGTTGTATTATTTGTTTCATTGCATATAATATTATAATCAGTGATTCCTTTTTGCCTTTTTACATTTTCAAGAATAGCTGTTGCTTTATTAGTAAAAGCTGATCTTGTAATAGTATCATTTCTCTCAAAAAGAACATCTCTTGCGAAGTTTCCAATTTCTCTCTTTAGATATAAAACCAACATAGAGGCACCTATTCTGTCATCAACTGCTCCTGCAGTTGCACCTGTTTTATTTCCGAATAAAACCGTACCAGTCCCAGGAAAACTAAGTACTGGATTTACTCTATTATCATAGAGAGATGTTGCTTCCTGTGCAGTTGGAGGTCTTTTTAAATTATCCCCATCAATAATTAAGCCTCTAGAGGTTCCTGCTGGATCATACCATAGATTAGCCACTCTTTTTGTTCTTGCCATACAACCTGCAACATCTGCATTTAATCTTGTTTCAATATAATCAGAATCGGTGGTAACTTGTGTTGGATTTACGCCAAGAGGTAAAATATATTTACTTCCATAAACATATATTTTATTTCCATTTGCTCCTTCTGGAGGACTACTGATTGTTTTTTCATCTATATTAATAACTGCCATAAAATCATAATTTCTATCCACCAGAATAGTATCAATGTCTGCACTAACTCCAGAAGTAGTTCCAAACACTGCATGTAAATTATGTGTATTTAATGAAGTAAATGGCGCAGATGCAGTTGTTCCAACTACAGCTCTACCTCCATATTGCAAGTAATTATGGACTGTCCACCATTCAGTTTTCCACGTTCCAGTTGCACCTTCGGGCCAACGAACTTCATTTGAATTTGCTGGATATTCACCCGCAGACAGAGAAAATCCATCAAATGGGTACGATGCCCCATTCCCAGAATTACTAGATAGTCTAGCCCACCAATCTGATAGGCTGTTTACTTCCATGTAATTATTACTTACTTCTAATGTTGCTCCTAATGCCTTAATTAAGGTATTATCATAAATTAAAATACCAGTGAGAAAATCCCCTGGATCTTCACCATTAGTAACTATAAAATTCTGATCTGAAACATTTACGCTTACCGATGGTAGTGCCATTTGTATCTCCAGCCTATATATCAATTAATATTTAGGATTTTAGCTATCTCACTTTCTCCCATCCAGGGGTATCTTCATTATCATCCATGTAAGAAATTAAGCCAAATGGCAAAACCTCCTCTTCCAATCGGTCTATTTCTTCTTGATATACGTCAATACGAACATCTCTCTCAGTTAAATTCTTAAAATAATCCTGTCTAGTTAACCAGCCAAAAAGAACAAGGCACATCATAAGGTCATCCGTATGACCGTCATCCGCTTCATAAGACTGACCCTTTGCAACAAATGTGTACATTTCGTTGATAATATCCATGTCTGGAATCAGCAATTTGTCATTTTCTACTAGACTCTTAAGAACTGAACAGCCAAGTTTTTTGACTGGAACTGTAGTTCTCACACCCCTTTGCATATTAGCCCCACCGAAACCTGAACTAATTACTTGTCCTGCACGACCTTTATATACAGTGTATGCCATATGTTCGTATTCTAAGTCCTCATATAATACATCTGCTACTTGACCACCGATATCGTTAGATTCAATAAGCATATATGCTTCATTGTATTTCTTTCCCAAAGATCTCAAAACTGTAGGATAAACCATTGGTGATATTATATTATTTCTAAATTTTGCCACTACTTTATAGGGAGGTGCAGTAATGTCAATAACAACCGCAGCACTATAATCCTTTCCCTGTCCTCTCGCAGTATCTACAGTAGTGATATAAGTATGCCCTGGTTTAGGTTCCTCGTATATAAACATTCCATCGTTGTTTTTACTTAATGGGCTGTCCCATGCCATTGAGTGTAATTTTGAAGAACTAATCAGAGTGTTGGTAGAACCGATGAAGTCACATTCAAACTCTGTCTGGAACTGTTGCTCACTGGTGTTCTGGATCTGTTTATTCTTCCATTCCTCGTCTCGCATAGGTCCACCTGGGTATAGGGGTATCTGTGACCAATGGACTTCGAATGGAATATATTCGTTCTTCCCTTTTTCTCCTGCCTTGCGATTTGCATTTTTCCAATAGTAATAAAACAGATTCAAACCGTTTGGAGTTGAAACCATCAGAACCTTAGTTGTCTGTCCAGATGTTACTGTAGGATAAACTGAACTAAAGAACTCCTCTGCTATATTATTCGGAACGTGAGCAAATTCGTCTAGGAAGATCATGTTGAATGAACCACCACGAATTGCAGATGCGGATGTTGATGATGCGATAATCTTAGACCCATTCTCCAATTCAATCGAACCTTTGTTCCATTCAACGATACCCTGCTGCAACCATAAGGGAAGATATTCATAGGCAAGTTTGAGACGATATAAAATTTCTCTTGATGTGTTTTGTTTGTTAGCAAGAATTGCCACATTCATATTTTGATTAAATAAAACATAATGTAGAATATAAGAAACAATTGTGGTTGACTTACCACTCTGACGGGGTAACTTTGCTATAGCAAAACGATTATTATGAATAATGTTAACTAGCTCTTGCTGATAATCATATAACTCAAAAGGAATAAGACCTTTATCCAGAGATACGACTTTTACATAATTTTTAATAAAATAAATTGGATCTTTAGCACATTTTAAATATTCATCTATTTGTTCTTTTGTAAATTGTAATTCCACACCAGCGGCTTTTAGGTTTTGATTCCCTAAATAGCCTTCATGTTTTTTAGTAGCCATGTTATACTTTCTTTATATTTTTTCCAGAACTACGAGTAGGATTGATTAAATCCTGCAATTCAGAAGTAGATCCAACATAGATTGTGTTATTAGTTGTATTTTTTTGAGTTAGATTATAACTGTCTTCTTTGATTTTTTTTGCTCTTTCATGTATTTCTAATATATCTTTATTTACATCTGCAACAGTTTTTATTAATTGGGAAACTACTTCATATGCACGAGGAGAATCTCCAGCCTTTGCTACACTTAATATATGCTGGACTGCATCATTTCCGGTATTAACCAATCCGTATAGATTTTCTCTAACATTAGAATAATCTAGATCTACATTTTTTTCTGGTTCGGAGGAAACTATTGAAGATTCTTCTTTTTTTTCTTTTTCACTAGATATAAATTCTGCATCCAACGCCTTATTTATTTTATCGAAATGATTTTCTATATCACTCATATATAAAATCTCCAATAGTATAATCTGCAGTACTTCCTGTTACGGATCCCGTATAAAGAAGATTATCACTATCCCCAAGAATTGTTCCAAAACTCATTTGAGAGGTTACAACTGGAATAGTTTCTCTTATTGGAGAATATAATCTGGTTTTGGCAATAAAATTAAAACTAGAAGCAATAATTCTTCTATCCATCATATTGCCTTCATAGCTTTCTTGTATTGCAACACTACTTAATGTAATTGGAACACTCAAATTAGTATCTAGTTTATTTAAGTTTAAACTTACTATAAATTCAGGAGAAAAATAAGGTATAATTTGCTCTACAATCTGTAAATTATCATCCATTGTTCTTGTATATGCATATAAACTAAATGATATATTATATGGAACTTCCTGAAAGGTCTCATATGTGGTATCACCCGCAGAGTTGATTACTTTTTTATTTAATTTATTTAAATGTCTAATTGGATCATAATTAATTGAAGCTATTTCAAACCCCATCCTTGGTAAAGTTATTTGTAATTTAGTTTTATCCGATATGCCACTAGGTTCATCTAATCTTCGTATAAATTTTTCCTTAGATCCATAAGTAATTGGAACCTGAACTTTATTCTGTTCAGATCCATCTTCATTTTTTCTAATTACATATATTTCATTAAACAAAGCACCAAATGCTACTGTTAACTTTCTTAATGATTCGTTGTAAAAATGTCCAAACATTAATAATTACCCTCAGAGAATGGATCTGTGTTATCAAAATTAAATATATTTGTAGAATTCTTTTCTGATTCTAAATCAACACCATCCAGTGATGTTTTATCTGTTATTGGATTATGTGAATATTTTAATTCAAGACTTCCGTATGAAGTTATTTCACCAACTGCTCCACTACTAACTCCGTATATATATTCTCCTGATTCTATATTAAATGTTCCTGATTGGTTTCCTATTATCAATAAAGTAGAATCAGAATCCCATTTATATACAGTTCCAAGTCCATCTGCATTTGATATTAGAGGAGGAGTTGGTCCTCCTGCACCGTTTCCAATAATATGAAAAATCGTTTCTCCTACAATATAACTTGCTGCAGTATTCATATAAAGTTCAAACGCATTTTCAGAATAATCCGTTTCAATATCATCAATAAAGCTTTGATCTGTATCGAAATCTTCATTTGAGTAAACAAATGTCTCACAAGTTAAAACATAACTGTATAATTTACCTAATGGATAAAAAGGATTTTCGTGTTCAACAAAATTAATTTCAAAAATAGTATCACTATCTGGAAAATAAACAAGATCTCCTTCCCTTGGTCTTGTTATTTTACTCTCAGATCTAGTAATCAATTCCTCAAATACTTTTTTTGAAATTACAAGTTCTATCCTATCTTTTAAATCTATTCCAAATTTTGTTATTAGATCTCCCTGACCCTCAAATCCAGAAACACTATTTACATAGGCAACGATAGAATATGATCCATTAAATCGAGTAACTTCAGATTCACCATACAAGTAATCTTTATTTAAATTCTGTCTTGGTATATAATATATCTTTCTACCCATAGCCGATATAGTCTCTTTTGTTATATCTTCTATGAGTCTCTGCTCACTTGTGTTGTCTAAAAAATAAGGATTTTTAGCCATGGATTATCCTGTCATGAAATCTACTGGCAGCTCGTACTGTGAATATACTTTCTGCTCAATAATTTCTATTTCTCTTTGTGCCTCTGACATTATTTGACCACCTCGTAATACTACACCACCAGGCATAGGAACCCCATCAAACTTTGATAGATTTGCTCCCCATTGTCTCTTTATAAGAGCCGTGACATATTCTTTTAACAGACGATCATTAAATATTTTATTATAAGTTTCTGGATTTAAAGCTGCATATGATTCAATAACTATATATTCTCCTACAGGTATTTCCTGCCAATTCATATCAATATGAATTTTATTTGTTACTTTAGAAAATCTAACAGCCTTTTCTGGCTGAAAGAAGTCTTCAATCATATTGATATATCTTTTAGTCGAATCATATGATGCAAGTCCCTGAGAAACTGCAGCATTTAATCCACGATTGATTCCAAAATAATCTGATAATGCCAGTTGATATCTAATATCAAACATATTGATGTTTGAAAATTGTCCAAATTGGAACACTTTAATTACAGATAAAATATCAGATCCAGATGGTCCATCTCCCGAGGGACCATTTACTGGACCTATATTTGTGGTACTGATATATTGTTGATCTACATCTTCTTGAGTTATTTCATGGGCAAAAAATACTCTTTCTACACCGTCAAAATGTCTTTCACGGAAAAAATCTAAGGCATCATCTAATCTATCTTCGGCTTGAGTCCAATCAACATTTATTTCTATTACAGGAGAGCCGAGTCGTTTAAATGCGTATTCTATTATACTTTCTCTTGAATTTGGAGTTGCCATGGATATCCTCCTATGATATGTAGGCTCCTCGAAAATTCATTCATTTTTATCTTTTAATTTTTTATCAAGCTCTTTTTTATGCTCTTCTGGTATTTCATGCTCTGTTATTTCAATTTTAGTTATTTCTTCATCATTTATATTTTCTATAAAATATTTTCTTGTAATTGGTTCTATAGAATCTTCTGGAGCACTTGCTTCATAATTAGTAAACCCAGGCATTTTCAGAGGACATGACAGATTTGGATAATCTAATTTACTGTAACGCTCTGCATCTGCTAACAACCATGTAGTTGCTCTGTCTCCACACCCACATCCACCGCAATAATATTTTCCTTCAGTTTTACTCTTTTTTAAATGTTCACATGCAGGCAATTCTCCCCCAATATGCTCATTACCATAACAACTCAAAACTCTTAATTTTTTTGTAAAAGGTTCTGTTTTCTTGTTAGTTAACCCACGAGAGGCAAGAGCTTGAGCAAAACTTTTTGCCATTCCCAACCCTTTTATAATATCCATAATATATCTCCAATGTTTTATACAGTATAGTCTGAATCTGCTACAAAGTGAACAAAAATATCGTCAAAAATTACTGCCCCGGAATCAATATGGAATATTATTCCGTTTGTATTTGATGTTGTACTTAAAGTAGATTGACCAGCAGAATGAAGACGAATATTACCATTCCATCCAGAAGTTCCACTGGTAAGTCTCATATCCAATCCAGCAGTTTTATTAAATCCATCTGTTATCGTTCCAGTAGATGGTGAGTATATAGTAACTGATGGACTAGTTACCATTTGAGTATTAAAATCATAATAATATTCATTATTTGGGGTAACACTAAATCTCACCGAAGTAAAATCTGGATCAAAAGAATTCAACATGCTAGTAGATCCATTGTTTTCATTTAAGGCGTATGAACGCTGATAAAATCTTGAGCATCTCCGAAGTTCTTCTTGTGGATCTGTACTTTCTCTGAAAGGGGATGATTCTAGTGTCTCTCCCTGAGTAGCAAATACTCTAATATTTGACATATATAATGCTTGGCTGCTTGGTATGTCATTAACTTTAAATCCAACTGCCACATATCCACTAGTGTAAGTACTACCGGACGTATAACCTATATCATGGGAAACAAAGAAATCTGTCCATGTAGTTCCCTGAACATACACCTGCTCCGAGAATTCTTCTGTCACATAATTGCCAGTTGATCCATCTATATTTCTTCTAACATATACACCAACCGTAGCACCACTAATTCCTTCCATTCTCAAATAACCATCAACATATATTGTTTCTCCGATAAATTTTTCTGATCCCTCTATTCTATTTTCAATTCCTACAAAATCAGAAGAAGTAAATCCAGAATGAACAACTATAGATCTTGCATAATATGTTGGACTTCCTAGAACCTCAGTTTGACCTGGATCGAATGCAGCTCTAGTTAAAAATCCGCCTATAATAGAACTTAAGGTATCTGGTGTAGCAAATCTTACCCATCTATCAGCAAAGTATTTATTTGTTTTTCCTGTAAAACCTGTCCCTCTTTGCCAAACATCAAAGTTTCCGTTAATTAATTGATTCTTAGATATAAAAATTGGATCTGGAGTAGTCCCTGCTGGACCAGTTGGTCCCTGACCACCAGTTACACCCAAAGATATACTGACTGCTCCAGTTTGACCATTAACAGATGTTACCAATGATGTCGCAGATGTTCCATCTGAAATATCAATTGATCCAGTTACAACTAAATTTCCAGATACTGTAATTCCAGGAATAGTTTCACTTAAACTTAGAATTGCAGTACCGGCATCATAAGAGTTTCCAGTGCTTCCAATTACTACATCAAGTCCATTTCCGGCTGAAACGCCATAAATGGACATTAGATTTAATTTTGCAATGACATCATCATTTTCTTTATTCACCCAATCATAAAATGTGGTGTTTGCATCTAAATTTGTAATTTGGTAGTAATTATCTTCTACGCCCATTAATCTTTCCTTAGAATTTTTGTATTACTTGGGTAACAAAGGTTTTTGCTTTATCTGTATCAAATGTAAAATTCGCATCACTTATATGTAGGACCTTTCCACTGAACTCTTTAGTTTGTGGTTTCGTTACAGAACTCACCAAAAATACATTATTACTTTTTCCTGTTTTTATGGTATCACCGACTTCATATGTATTTTTGTTTTTTACTTCTATTTCTGCTATAAGAGCACCACCTCCAGATAATCGCTGCGATGCAACTTTACCTTTTTGATATCTTGTTTTACTTTGTAGAGTTATCAGTGTTTTTGTTGAAAATTCATTTAAAGTTGGAGCCGGACCAATTGAATATTTTGAAGTTGTTATTTTTACATTATTTGAGATTATTTTTGTTGCAGATTCAGAATTAAAAATTTTGACACCTGAATCATCGGTTATGTCTTCTACGATACCAAAAGAATTAAATGATTTTTGTTCAATTACTTCTTCTACATC